CCTTGTTATAGCTTGCAAATGATCCTTGCTCAACCGGATAATCACTAATCTGCCAATTGTTAGCATAATCTATGCCAACAAAAGAGTCTGGTTCTAAAACTAGATTCCCACCTGAGTCATAAATTCCCCATTTCTGCTGAAAATAACTCGTGATAAAGTCAGCGGCAAGAATAGCGCCGGCGGACAGAATAGATGCCTTAAATGGAATCTTTAGCGCCGGGACGCCTGCGATGATAGCCATTAGTTAAGACCCGAGTTTGCTTGAGGCACGGATAGATGCTTATGAATGGATGGGGCTATGTCCCGCGCGATACCGTCAGCATTATTCGCCTGGGTGACGATGGAAATTTGACCGATCTTCACATCTGAAGTACTCATTGCGCCGTAGCTCTTACCAAAGAATGCATTGCTGCTATTGCTGACCCCGTGGCTGGATTGAGCGCCAACCATTGATGACGGGGGAAGCATTACGCCTGTTTGCCCCAATCCAGTTCGCGCCGCCCCCATCAGCTCTGCATTAGAGAATGAACCGCCGCCCTCCCTGTTAGCAATGCCAGCCATAAGCTTTGACATGGTAGCTGGGTTTTTCAGATCCAATCGAGCGGATGGAGATACGCCCATGTATTTCGATAAATAAGCGATGTATGAATTGGTGTCGTTTTCGCTAGATGGGGCATAGGTGCGAATTATGCTCTCAATTATGTCTTTACCGCGCATCCGATAAATTGATAATTGACGAGCCAATGCAGCCAGCCCCGCAGATCGCGTCTTGAATTTTGCAAAGCGCGGGCTAGATACGCCCGTTTCAAGAGACGCGCCAGCTTGCCCCGCAAAGTTAAGGTTTCCGGGGTTATTGTTGCGAATAGCGCGGGCCATCGCATGGCCTTCTGGGGTTGAGCCCATGCCTGACTTAGTTGGCGTTGGAAAGTCCTGATCGTTGTCTGTAACTGGCCCGGCTGTGTCAGCGCCCACGGTCATTTTATAGAGCATATAGAGCATAGGCGCGCCTTTTCCTAGCGATGCAAGCAGACCGCCAAGAGATCCGCCGGATGCAATAGCCGCCGCGCCAATGGCAGCTATCCCGCGAGCAATTCCAAAAAACATTGATGCTGACTTTAGGGCGATAATCGCAATCAGCAAGTCGCGCCAATTCGACATATCACCACTGAATTTTGCTATAGCTTCTTTATGCTCATTGAGCCATTGGCCGAATTGCTTCAGGTATTTCAGCAGCCCTTCCATTGCCGGAATCAACGACACCAGAATCTCAGTTCCGACCCCTTGAAATTGATCCTTGAGAGTGCCGAGTTGCGCGTTCATCTTCGCCATCTGTTCGGCTGATTTCTGCGTGATGCCGGATAGCTTAGCCTGGCTGTCAACCTGAGCCTTAACAGCCGTCGCGCCCTGCTTGAGAAAGTTGAACTCCTCTATAGAGGTTCCCGGCATCCAGTGCTGAACCTGGGCAAGCGCTACTTGTTCGCCATTCTTGGCGACAAGCCGCTTGATTAGTCTCGCCTCAGCCAGCTTGAACGACTCGGCATTATTTAGTTCGCCATGTTTATCGTCTCCTCCCAGCGTCTTATATCCGCCAACCAACGAAGAACCTAGACCAGACTTCCATGATCCAAGCTGTGTATTGGCATCCATCAAGCTAGACTTCATGCCCTCAATAGAGAACCCAGCATTACGGGCGGCGGTACCCCAGCCGCTGATCTCCTTAGCTGACATGCCTAGATTAGACGACATACGCGACAAGTTCGCGCCGGTGATTAGGGTATTGCGTGCGAATGCCAGCATACCCAGTCCACCGGTGAACAGTGTGGCTATCTTGAGTGCTTGATAGCCCACCTTGCGCAATGATTCCTCATTGCTTTTCGCCTGTTCATTGAGCGCCTTGGCGTGCTTGCGCTGCTCTGTATCGCGCTTTTTGTCGATCTCTTGCCGTTCTTTTGCATCAACGCGATTCTGATTAGCTAGATTTTTCTGAGCCTTGCCGACTTCGACCGAGCCGGTTTTGAATTTAGTGGCGTCAAGACCTAATGTGACTAGCAGGGAGTCGATAACAGTTGCCATTAATCACCCCCCATTTGTTTTGCTGGTTTCACGCTCATTATAATTGTCGATCATGATGACCTCAATCATATTGTACACATCTTCTAATCCATAAACCGTCTGTAGCTCATGGAGGGTTGCCATTTTATGAGAAATAACCAGCCCGATTGTTCGTGGGATATTGGTATATTCCAATAGGCGCGAGTTAGGAATGGGCGGCGGCCCATAATCTACTCCGCGCCTGCGGTAAAAAAATCCGTGTGCAATGAGAATATTTCCTTTCTCAATTGAAACTTGGTGGACGCCTCTTCAATGTCTTCTGGGATAAGATTACGCATCACATTCGGCTTTTTAGGGTCCGGGATAATCTGAACGCATTCCCACATTTGGTCCAGCAATGGCTTGGCTGCATCGAATGGCAATCCGCCAAGGGCCTTAAGACCAAGCCGAGCGATCACCTCCATGCTCATGTTATCCATTCCCATTCCGTCGGGCAGTTCGACGCCGGTATTCAAGAGGGCAAGAAATGCTTGAATGGCCCACTGCTCTGTGGCATCTGCTGACATTTCAGTCAGCAAAAACACTTTGCCTTTGTCTCGCCCTTTTCCATCAATGATAACTGTTGCTGTTTTACGCGCCATAATTACACCGGCATCGCTTTGATTGACTCGTAAGTCATAGAGAATTTTCGCGGCTGCAATAATTTCTTGCCTGCCGGGATTGGGCTATGCGTACCCAATGCGCCGTTAGTGAACACGTACAGCGTTGACGTGCCCTGAACTAGAATGGTGAAGTCGATCCGATATTTGTCCTTTGATATTGATTCAGCGCCAACAAGGGTATCAAAGATTAGATTCGACTCTGAATCAGCCTGCAAGGTCAATTCTAGCGGAACTTCATACGGTACATAACCATAAGACAGCTTGCCGTCTACGCCCATCATGAATTCACCCGACACCACATCGGGAACCGTAAACATATCGTCCAAGGAAAATCCTTGAATCTCGATAGGCACGGGAAATAGACCCGTCACTTGAAGCATTAGAACGCTGTTTGAATTACTGAGTGTGGACATTATTCATTGCTCCTTAAAGGACCGCGATCGACGCGAGATTGATTCGTTGAACTGATCCACCGTCCATGTACCAGAATGTCATAGGCGGCGAGCCACGGACGCCGCGAACCTGTGCCGTAGCATCCTGAATCTGCAAGTACCAGCCAATCTGACCAAGCGTGGTGGCAATATCAACCCCGGCCTGTGTGTTAACTTCGCTAGCCTGAGCCGCCGAAAGAGTTACGCCAGGCTGAATGCCGCCGAATTTAAGCATCTGGTTGATGGGCACCATGCATGATTGGCGGATTTGGGTATACCCAGCGGACGTGTATGGAATGAACCCAGCGGATGTGAGCAACGTCAACAGCGCAAGCTGGAACTGGCTGTTTAGGTATACCTGATTCACGTATGAATCGACGAACTTGTATGGGCCAGTGATTGAGCCGGGGAACAGGAACACAAATCCTTGATTTGCCGTTGCTACATTGCCGATGTAGTTGTACCCATTAGCCTCAAGGTTGTTAGCGGTTGTTATGCTACTAGCAGAGGCAGTCAGTCCAGATTGATATTTATACGCTAGGGTCTTGCGTCCATTTGTTCGGTTAAAGTCAAGCGCTGCAATAACGCCCATACAGAACGCAGCGTGCAGATAATCCAGATATACACCCATCGTGCCCGAGTACCCAGCAGCTTTGACCAGCGCGATCCAGCTTGTGGTATCTGGAACAATCGTTCCCGTGGCCGATGTGTCCCACCCGATATAAGCGAAGCGGTTATTCTGAGAATTTACCCACAGAGAGAACGCCTCTTTATCGGCCGCAACTGGCTCGAAAGTGCTAGTAAATGTCGCCCAATTAAGGGTTTGATTGATGATTGACGACATCATACCCGCCGGTGTATTTGCATCGGCACCCTGAGAAAGCACAGCGCCTGTAGCGGCAGTAAGCAGCAATCCAACGGCAAGCGTGCCAGTGGCATACGTGATTGTCTCGGCCATACCAGTCGCCGTTGAAGTAAACACGAATGCAGCCCGTAGAACGTCATATGTCACTGCGAATGGCGGCGTGGTGAACGATGCCTGAATCAAGGTGGCTGCGTTGCTGAATGACGTAGCAGACGAAAGGTTGATGGTGGCCGACGTCAGCGCAGAACCCGCGAACGTGATTGTCAGCGTCCCGCTCAATGCTTGAAGATCAGTAAGGGTGACGGCCGCCAGAGACCCGGAGCGCAGATACCCAGATACAGCGGCCGCGTTGTATTGCGCGAGATACATCAGCCCCGGCGTTTTGGTCTTGTTATCATCTGCCTTGAAGTATGAAATACCCATTGCAGATTCGACGGATGATGCACCAAACCAGCTAGTCACTGAATCAGCAGTGTAAAACGGCTGCACAGTACCAATCGGGATCGACGTGTCAGCGGTTAATAGGATGCCGTTAAGGTCAAGAGCGGAACCGCCCGCACCAACAACGGCTGGATTGACTTGCACATAATTACTGGCCGGGATTGATGACATTGTGTTCCTCTCTTATGCCGGGTAGGTGGCTTCAACATTGA